GCACAAGGAGGTGGAAAAGGCGGTGATGGTAATGTAGATGGAGATCCAGGAGCTCCAGGAGGTTGTGGAGGTGGTTCAGCTAGAAAAAGATCAGCACCTACAGCGGGTGCTGGCGGTACATCAGTTAACCCAATGTCCGCTCCAAGTTATAGTTTATTTTATGGTAATGCAGGTGGTCGAGGTTCTGATTCAGGAAATCCAGATGGTAATGGCCAAGGCGGTGGCGGAGGCGGTGTAGGTGCAGTTGGCGGAAATGCTGGCCCAGCAGCTGGTGGTGCAGGCGGAGCTGGTTTGACTCTTGCATATGATGAAGTATCTACTACTTACGGTGGTGGAGGTGGTGGCGGAGTTTGGGAGGGAACTGGAACAGCAGGAGTTGGCGGAAGTGGTATAGGTGGTAACGGAGGTCCAGGAGCTGGACCAGCACCTGGTGGTAATGGGACAGTTAACAGAGGAAGTGGCGGCGGCGGCGGAGGTTATGGTAATAGCACCGCTGGTGCTGGTGCAAGTGGTTACGCAGTAATAAGATATTTTTCAATCAGTCAATCAGCATTTGACATTTTTATAAATTAAATAATATGAGTAATATAAAAGTATCATCAAAAAATATAAGACCTCCTGGTTTTGAATTTCCAGCAGGACTGAATAGTAAATTAGTTGTTAGCGATACTAGAGTAAATGTTGGTTTGCAATTAGCAACAGCTGCTCCATCAGGTCTCACTAGCCCAACTTCACCAGAAGGTCAACAAACTTTTTTTGGTGATAATATTCCAGGTCCAGGTCAAAAAGTTCGACACACATTTAGACAGTCAGGTTCGTTTACTTGTGGTTTTACGGGTAACGTAGATGTGATTGTTGTAGGAGCTGGCGGTGCTGGAGGAGGTGGTTATGGAGGTGGTGGCGGCGGAGGCGGTGTTGTATTTGCTAAGTCAGTCACAGTTCACTCTGGACAAACATATCCAGTTATTGTTGGTGCTGGGGGAACTAACCCTGCTCATAATCCTCCTCAGAGAGGTGGTAACGGAGATAAATCTGAAATAAAGTTTTACAATGGCGCTCACCCAATGTGTAACAATACTGGATTTTTAATAGGTTATGGTGGTGGAGGCGGTGGTGCTGTTGATAGAGCTGGAGGGAATGGTATGCCTGGCACAAGTTCTGGAGAAGGTAATGCTCTAGGTTCACCTACTCAGGAGATGGGGTCAGGTGGCGGTGGAGCAGGCACAGGAAATAATTACAATGATGAAAATTTAGGTGCTGTTGCAACTCAAGACCCTAATTCTTTGTTATATGCTCCTGTTGATGGAGGTCAATTAGCACAACCATCTGCACCTAGTCCTCAACCACTTATTACAGCCGGTGCGATTGCAAATAATCCAGCAACATCTCCGCAAGCAGGACCACCCACAAACCCTGCTGGTAATAAATTAAGTTATGCTCCTTTTTATCCATATCCGGGTATGAGTCCTTCTATGCCAGCTAGTCAATATGTTAGTGGTGGCGCTTATCCAGGTGGTCAAGCTAATAATCATTTTGGAATGCCAGGTGGTCAAGGAACTTATACAGCGATTCTTCGTGATACTAATATGTCCTCATCATACGGCGGTGGTGCAGGACCGGTTTTAATTGGAGGCGGTGGAGGTGGAGCTGCAGGTCAAGGTTTCGGTATGGGGTACAATCCTACATCTCCAGGTACAGGAACACCCGTATACGGAAATGGCGGTGATGCTGTGACTGTTACTGCTAAAGGTGTTGTGCCAATAGGATCTATAGGTGCAGGTGGAGCTGGTGGTACAAATGGCCCACCTAGAGGTGGCGGCAGCGGTGGTGGAGGTGGTGCAAGTAACGGAAGAGTTCCTTTCAGCGTACCTTCCCCATTAGCACCTAGTTTTCCTGGTTACGATAAATATATTACTGCTGAATCTGGAACTGTTAACGGAGGGGGCGGTGGCGGAGGCGGCGGTGCTCCAGGAAATTATAATCCATATTTTCCAGGAGAAATACCTAGTGGACCTACTAATCCAGGTTCTGGTGGTAGTGGTGTTGTACACATTGTCTATGACGCCATAACAGGAGATTTATCAAATGGCGCAGTATACTTTATAAATTAATTATAAATAGAAGATAATGATTTTTTAAAAGGAGATAGTAAATGTCACATTATGCAGAGGTAGATCCTTCTACAAATACAGTTGTTCGTGTGATAGTAGCAGAACAAGATTTCATTGATAGTGGAGCTGTTGGGGATAAAAGTAGATGGATTCAAACATCTTATAATACTAGACAGGGTGTTCATTGGGGAACAGCAGCAAACGGTAAGTATTTACCAGATGGTGGTACAGCGTTAAGAGGTAATTATGCTGGTGTAGGTTATAATTATGTTAAAAATGATAGTATGGATGCTTTCGTGGCTCCTATATCTAACACTCAATGGACAAGTTGGACAATTAACACATCAACATTTATGTGGACATCGCCTTTAGGTGATGCACCGACTGATGCAAATTCAGCACTTGGTGAATATTATGATTGGGATGAAAACGCTTATAAAGCAAACAATCAAACTGGTTGGATTAAAGTTTCACCATAAGGAAAAATAAATGGCACTAACACTTGTATCAGGGAAAATGCTGGCCAATTCTTCAGTTACGGCCGAAAAATTAGCAGCAGGGGCAATTGTAGCACCAGCAGGAGCTTTAGCTTCTAACTCTGTATTTGCAAATACAATTGCTGAAAGAGCGATACAGGCAAACAATATTGGTTTATATGCAATCGAAGCTAATAATATTGCAAACGGTGTCATAAGCGGTGGTTCAGTTTCAGCTAATACAATCACAGCGCTCGAAATAAAACCATCAACACTCACAGCAAATTTATTTTCAGCAAGTTCAATCGAAACAGCTGCGATTGCAGACTTAAATATAACTGCACCTAAAATGGCAAATACACTTGCCTTAATGAATGTAACACAGATGAATACATCTGTTCAAAATGTTGTTGTATTTAACTCAACACATATTGCATTAGGTAAAGTTTCTGGTACCGCAACGGTTAACACTAAACAAGGTACATATTTTTCAGCAAACACTACTGGTGCTTGTACATGGACTTTTGCAGGAGGTCCTGATTCATCAAAAGCCACAGCATTCACACTAGAAATTACGAGTGGTGGTGGTATGCAAAATTCTTACACACAAACTTGGCCTGGTTCGGTTAAGTGGGCAGGTGGGTCAGCACCAACATTAACACAAGGTGAAACAAAAGTTGATGTTCTTGTTTTCATTACTGATGATGGTGGAACAACCTGGAGGGGTGCCGTTTCAATATTAGATAGTAGATAATGGATTTAATTACACTTTCAGCTCTAGGCGCAGCTGCAAATACAGCTTCTGATAGTGGTGGTGGTGGCGGTGGTGCTGTAGCTGAAAGAACTGATGACCAATACGCAAATACAATTCTACTTGTTCATGGGGATGGGAATCCAGGCGCAAATAATTTAAATAACCCAGCACCAGAAGCTCAGTATTTAGCCATATCAGATGATGGCCCAAATGATCAACAACTACAAATAGAAGGCACGAATGTTCATGGTACTAATTTTAGTCCATGGTATTATAGTGATGGATTTTGGAGTGTAGAATTTTTTGGCGGCACACCTGATTATATTACGGTGCCTAATAGTGTTATAGATGTAAGTGGTAATCCTATAACTGTTGAGTGTTTTTTATACATAGCTGGACCTGACGCTTTTCAACCGGTTTGGGGTTTATCTAATGGTGGCGGAGGATCTTCAAAAATTAATTTACATGATAGTGGTGATGGCGCACTTACTATTGAACAAACAGTTGGTGGTGGTAACTTTAGTACCGCTACAAGTGTAAGAGCTGCAATACAAAATAAATGGGCTCATGTCGCATTTGTACGAGAGGGCACCGGAACAAATGAATCTAAACTCTATGTCAACGGTGATTTATCGGCTACCGGCACAGTTTCAGGTAATTTAACGGGTTGGACAGGAGCCTTTCGCATTGGTCGAAATCCTGAAGATTATTCAACCGCATTAGATGGCTATATAAGTAATTTTAAAATTACACACGCAGCTGTTTACACCTCGGCTTTTACAGCACCCACAAGTCCACTTACGACAACTTCACAAAGCACATCTGCGAGTGATGTAAAACTTTTAACTTTACAATCAAATAGATTTAAAGACAATAGTTTAAGTAAATTCGACTTAGAGCCAACTGGAACACCAAGAGTATCCGTTTTTACACCTTTTCCAAATCTTGTTTCAGATACAAGTAACACACAAATATATTCAAGTGCAAATACTGGATCAATTTATCTTGATGGTACCGGTTATGTGGCAGCAAACGATACAACACAGAAGTATACTTTTGGTACAGAAGATTTTACATATGAACTTTGGTGTTATGATATGTCAACTGACACCGGCCAAAGAGGAATTATGACTCGCCAAACTGGTGGCAATAGAACAGAAATATATTTTTATAAACAACCTACTTCAGAAATTCTTGGTTTATATTATAGTAGTCTCCTTGTTTCTTCAACAAGAAAAATTAGAAAAAATGAATGGACTCATATAGCACTTTGTAGAGAAAATGGCACATCAAGAATATTCATGAACGGCGAATTACAAGGCTCAGCCGCAGATACAAATAACTTAAATACACCCACTAGACTTATAATTGGTGCTGGAGATGGTGCGATTTCACAACCTTGGATAGGATATCTGTCTGATATCCGTGTAGAAAAAGGTCGAGCAAAATACACATCAAATACTTCTTTTCATCCTAATTTACAACCACCATCTTATGCAAATACCTCAAATTCAGGTACAATTGCAACAAATCAATTTAGCACTTTTTTTGATGGATCAGACCATTTAGCAAATACAAATCCGATACCCGTAAATGATTTTGCTTTTAGAAATTCAAACGATTTTACAATTGAAATGTGGTTTAATGCAACAGGTTTGCCTGGCTCTGATATGCTTTTATATGATGCGAGAGTTGCTAATGGAGCATATCCAGCAATTATTTTAAATAGTGCAAAGAAAATTTTATGGTATGTAAATACAGCAGCTGCAATAACATCAAGAGCTTTATCAACTGGTAAATGGTATCATTTAGCTATTGTTAGGTCTGGTAATAGTACCACAATGTATCTTGATGGTCTAAGAGAGGGTGACGTTTACACAGACTCAGTTAATTATTCACATGGTGATATTAACATAAGTTTGAATCAACCATCAGGCGGTCAACAATTTCAAGGTCAGATTCATGGCTTAAACATCTTAAATGGTGTTCCGAAATATACAGCAAATACACAAATTCAAAATACCCCATTTACAACAGTAGGTACAGCGCCAGTAAATAATCATTCTGTTGAGTTTGATGGTAATAGTGATAATTTAACAACAGCAGCAAGTTCTGATTTTGCTTTTGGCACAGGAGACTTTACTGTTGAGTGTTGGGCATTTCCTAAAAGTATACCATCAGTTGCTGTTATTTTAGATTTAAGATATAATAATAATTCAAGCACAGATAATATATCTGCAATAACTTTATTTAGTGGAGTGTTAGGATGTTATATTGGTGCTAATAAAACAGCAGGAAGTGATATACCAGTTAAGATAAATTCTTGGCAACATTTGTGTATTCAGAGAATAAGTGGTACTCTATATTTTGCTGTTAATGGTAAAATGAGTTCAACAACTGTTGCTTCAACAGACAATCTTAACAATGCTAGTGCAAGAGCTACAATTGGTGGTAATGTAGATCAAACAACTGTATCAATGTACACAGGGCAAGTATCAAACTTGCGTATTATTAAAGGAACAGGAGTTTATGGTACAGGTGATTTTCTTGTACCCACAGAGCCTGTATCTAACACATCTCAAGGTGCTACAGCATCGGAAGTAAGCCTCATAGCTTGTCAAGCAAATACTTTCATTGATAATAGCGACAAGAATCATAGTATGACTAATAAAAATTCCGCAATAAGCACATTCAACCCATATGATAATGGGTATTGGAGTGTGCATTTTGATGGCACAGATGATTACTTAGACATACCTTCGGTAACTTCAGCTCTATCAGGACAATGGAGTTTAGAACTTTGGTTTAAGAAACAAGATTCTTCAACTGATATAATTGTATCAACCGACACAACAGATCAGTTTCAGTTGAATATACAAGATTCTGGTGATTTTCATTTTAGTTATAATGGTACATCACCAGTATTTGATGTAGCATCAGGGACAAGTTTAAATGAGTGGTTTCACATTTGTATCACAAGAGATGGCTCTAATAACATAAGAGGATATATTGATGGTGTGATGAAAGGTCATGTCTATAATACGGGCACCCCGACTTTAAATGGTTTTTCAGTTGGCGATCAAAGAACAACTGGTAGCCATGACACTTTTGGTAAAGTTTCAAATTTAAGATTAGTTGTTGGGTCGATACCCACGACTTATGCTACTGCTAATTCATCTTTTACCCCACCAACAGACTATTTAACAACAACTTCACAGGGCGCCACAGCAAGTGATGTGAAATTATTGATTTGTCAATCTGGTTCTTTTATTGATAAATCAACAGGAAATAATGCAATAACTATATCTGGTGACACTCGTATATCTCGGTCAAGACCTTTCTCAACTGAACTTTCAAGAGATCAAATCTTATTGGCTTGTCAAGATAAAGAAGTAACAAAAGATAATTCATATTTAAATTTAGAATTAACGAAAACTGGTGATGTAATAAGATCCGCAGACAACCCATTTGATGATGGGTACTGGTCTGGTCAATTTGATGGCACATCTGATCGTCTTACAATACCAAATTCTACGAACACAAATTTGGGTGGTATAACAGAAGATTATACTTTAGAGTGTTGGTTTAGATTATCCACCATAACTTCTGCTGCTAGAGTTTTATTTGGAATGTCAAATGGTGGAGGTTCGGTGAATAAATGGGGTATCGGTATTAATATGAATAGTAGCGCTGCCTATTCTGCCAATAAAGTGGGCTTTTTTGCTGTAAATGGAACGGCGGGTGATGGTGACTATGGTCCAGGTTTTGTTGCAAGTCAATGGTATCATTTTAGATTAATTTATACACACAGTAATACAACTTTAAAAATTTATATTAATGGTGCTGAAGTTGTAAGCGTAGGGGCCAATTTACCAACATCAACCGGTTTATTTACAATTGGTACTGATGGTGAAGCTAACAACCCGTTCATCGGGAATATTTCAAATGTTAGACTTGTAAAAGGAACAGCTTTAGATACAACTGTGCCAACTGCACCTCTTACTGCAATAACAAACACCGTGCTATTAACTTGTCAATCTTCAAACTTTGTTGATAAATCTAATTCTTTGCTTCTAATAACAGAAATTGATAATGCAAATACAAGACCAGTTTTTCCATTTGCAAATACAGAGATAGCACAACAAACAACATTATTGACTGGTAAATATAGAGGTTCGATTCGTAATGTTGGATTTATAGATGAAAGTGCAAACGCCTGTACTCTCACAACAGTAGGTACAGATGTTTCACAAGGTAGTTTTGGCCCACATTATCCACCGGATGGTTGGTGGTGTGCAGAGTTTGATGGTGGCAGTAACATTTACACCGCAGACCATGATGATTATGATTTAGGTACTAATGATTTCACAATAGGTGTTTGGGTTTTCCCTCAAGGAAGTGCTCTTTCTGGTAGAACAGCTATTGCTTGTATGGGTACAAGTGGTTATGTTCCTTTCATCTTAGCACATGATGAACTTTTAATATCATTCGATGGAAGTAGTTGGACAACAATTAGCTTCTCTACTGATATAGTAAACAATAGATGGCAATGGTTACAAGTAGATAGAAATGGTAATAATTTTTATGTTTATATAGATGGTGCTCAAGTTGGAACTGCTACATCTTCATCTGCTATTATGGCTGCAGCTGCAGGTGTAAATTTAGGAACAAGAGATGGGCAAACTGCATTTAAAGGTTATATGAGTAACTTTATATTGATTAACGGTGCTAGAAGAAGTGTAACTACAGCGCCAACTGCACCTCTTACATCAACAGGAGCTCAAACTAAACTTTTAGCACTTCAATCAAACCGATTTAAAGACAATGGTTCTATTGATCATGATTTGACTTTAGCTGGAAACGCAGGAGGTGTAAGAATTAAACCTTTCTACCCATTCAAATTAGAAACATCATATGATCCTTATGATCATGGAGGTTCTTATCTTGGTGAAGGAGATGGAAATGCTGTTAAAGGTTTTTTATCAAGACCTCTAGGCACAGGAGATTTCACGATTGGTGCATGGGTGTATCGTATTTCTGGCGGTGACAACGATTATTTCTTCTCATTTAGAACTGGCGCAGATAATGACGCTGCTAAACCGGCATTTGGATTTAATGGTTCTCAAAAAGTTATTGTTTATACCAGTAGTGGTGGGCCAATTTATCCAGGTAGTAATATAACATTAAGACTTAAAGAATGGACTTATGTTAAATTTTATAGAAAAAGTGGTACTCTTTACTGTATGGTAAATGGTAATGAAAGATTTTCAAGTGATAGTGGTAGTTATTCAACAGATTTAACAAATAAATTCTTTGCCTTTGGTGGTAATACAAATGCAACTGAATGTTGGAACGGTTATATAAGTAACTTGTATGTGTTACAAGGTTACGCTGATGAATCAACAACTGTACCAACAGCACCAAGAAACAATACTTATCAATTTTATAGTAATTCAGTAGCATTCCTTTGTAATGCTACAAATGGTGGAATATATGATTCAACTGGAAAAAATATACTTACACCTGTTACAGAGGCACAAATATCAACTGGAGCTGCAAATACAAAATTTGGTACTGGTAGTCTATATTTTGATGGTAATGATTACATTAAGATACCAGAATCAGAAACACAAGAGAGTTTATTTACTGCAAAAGACCAAGACTTTACATGGGAAGCTTTTGTAAAATTTGAAGAGTTAAGTGGTCTACACACTTTATGGTCAAAATATGGTAGTGGATCTGAATATCAATTTTATTATGATTCAAGTAATAATGATTGGCGTTTGTCATATCACGCAAGTACATATGATTGGGATGATGATGAGATAGAAACTCATAAATGGTATCATATAGCTTTAGTAAAAGATGGAACTAATCATAGCGTATTTAGAGATGGTAAGAGAAAAGGCCCTGTAAGAGATATTTCTTACCCAACACAAAGAGATAGGGAATTTGTTCTTGGTTCAACATTCAATGGACCTAATTCACAAATATATGGGTTTAACGGATTTTTAGATGAAGTAAGAGTAACTAAAAATTTCGCTAGATATACAGCAAACTTTACACCAATGATTGTAGCTTCAGGTAACAAATCAGCAAATACATAGGAGATAAAATGTTAATCGCAATTGTAGTAGATTCAATAATACAAAAAATTGGTCATTATAAAACAATGTATCCAAATGTATCTTTTCCAGCTTCAGGTCCTGATGATGGGTGGATGACTCAAAACAATGCCAAGTTTGTTTTATCAACAAAAACATTTAATCGTGCAACACAAAGATTAGAAGCAGTTGATGCTTATGTAGATGGTGATTATGTCTATACAGTAAAAGTTGTAAACTTAACAGACCAAGAAAAGTCTGATGCAGCTAATACCACAAACGAATTATTAACAACAGAAAAAAGAACTGAAAGAAACAAGTTATTGACAGAAACAGATTGGACACAAGTTGCTGATTCACCATTATCAAGTGATAAAAAAACTGAGTGGTCTAATTATAGAACTGCATTGAGAGATTTACCTACTAAATCTGGTTGGCCAAATGTGGATATGCCAAATACCTCTGTTTATATTACATAAATAAAAGAATTAGATAAAAAGGATAAATCGTGCCATACTTAGGAAACCCACCAAGAGTTGCAAATTTTTTAATAGACACTTTTAGCGGTGATAACTCTGAAACGCAATTCAATATGCAAATACCTGTAGGTTCACCTGCAGCTATATTAGTTTTTTTAGATGGTGTTAGACAGGCCACAGAATCTTATGCTGTAAATAATAGAGTAATAACTTTTGATGCGGCCCCATTTACTGGCACTAATAATATTGAAATTTTACATATTGCAATGGGTGTTACTGCTTCAGCTCCATCAGATTTATCCGTTTCAGATGCAAAATTATTACCAACCGGTGTAACATCAGGTCAGTATGGTGGCACAGCAAATCTTGTTGTAAATACAGTAAATGTAAATAACAAAGGTAGAGTAGTCAATGTAGCAAATATAGCTGTATCATCTTTAGATTTTTCTGGAATCCCAACTGGTGGCGGCTCGGCAGAAACGGGAAGACTATACAAAGAAGCTAACAATTTAATTTTTATTAAAACGTAAAATCATAGGATTAACAAATGGCAACAGTTTACAAAGTATTAGGACAATTAAAACCAGGTGCAAATACCCTTGCAGACCTATACACGGTACCAGGTAGCACCTCAGCTGTGTTATCGTCAATCACAGTTTGTAATCAAACTGCTGCAAACGCATCATATTCAATTGCGATTGCACCAAATGGTGAAACTGCTAATGACAAACACTTTATTGTAAGAGGTGGTGTTGTACCACAAGCAGATGCTGTTGGTATAACATTAGGACTTACAATGGATGCAGCTGATGTTGTGAGATGTAACACAAATACTTTAGGCGTATCATTTAATGTATTTGGTTCAGAAGTTACATAATTATTTTATATGGGAATTTCTCGTCTTAGCACAAAGAAAATTGGTAGACCTCAGGGTTTTAAATATCCAGTAGGTCTAAGCACAAGAATTGGTGGTTCAGAATCAGTTAACGTAGCCACAAATTCAACTGGCGGTGTTCAAACCGCAGTTGGTTCAAACGCAGTTCACACATATACTTCATCAGGTACTTTTACAAATAGTTCAGCCGGCACATATACTTTTGCTTATATGTTTGTTGCTGGTGGAGCTGGCGGTGGAAAAGCTGGCGGAGGTGGAGGTGCTGGAGGTGTAATTATTGGTAATGATTATTCAGTAGCACCAGGAGCTGTTTTAACTATTACACTAGGAGCTGGCGGTGCCGGTTCAACTTCTACTGGAACAAAAGGTGCAAACGGCACAAATACCACAGTAACAATTAATTCAAATACACCATCATCAAACTTAACTGCTGAAGGTGGTGGGGGTGGTGCTGGTGAATCATCAACTCCTGCTAACGCTGGTGGTTCTGGCGGTGGAGGAGGAATGACTGCAATTCCAGGTGGACCTCCCTCTGTGGCAGGAAATGCTCAAGGTTATGCTGGAGGAAATGGGGCGCCTTTAGCTGGCGGTGGTGGAGGAGGTGCAGGTGGAGTAGGAACAGCTGGCGCTACTCCGGGTACAGGAGGACCAGGCGGTGTCGGTGTAGCTATAACTTTTACTGGTTCACCAGAATATTACGGTGGCGGAGGCGGTGGCGGTACACATCCAGGTTCAACTCCTGCTGGAACGGGAGGTAATGGAGGCGGTGCAGCTGGTGGTAATCACGCAGCTGCCCCAGCTGCAGCTACAGCCAATCGTGGCGGAGGAGGTGGTGGCGGGGGTCACGTTTCAAATCCAGGAGGGCAAAGAAATGCTAGTGCTGGCGGGTCAGGTTTTGCTCAGATTACTTATGTAATGAGTCAAGATTTTGTATCAGAAATTTATGATATAGGTGGATCAAATGGAGGGCCTGTATAATGGCAGGATATTCTTTTTTTAGACCAGAGGGTTTTGCTTATCCTATAGGTTTAAGCACAAGAATTGGTGGTTCAGTTTCAGTTAATGTAGCCACAAACTCAACTGGTGGTACACAAACAGTTGATGGAACAAATGCTGTTCACACATTTACATCAACGGCAGATTTTACACCCTCAGCTGATATGGACGTTGAATACTTAGTAATCGCAGGAGGCGGTGGCGGTGGCGGTTCTGGTGGTGGCGGAGGTGGAGGTGCAGGAGGTTATAGATTTGGTACAGTTTCTATGACTGCATCTAAAGCTCACACAGCAACCGTAGGGGCCGGCGGAGCTACAGGTGCAAGAGGTAGTGATGGTGTTAATAGTACAATTTCAGCACCTGCTCCTTTTTCAACAATAGAATCTGAAGGTGGCGGAGGCGGAAGTTCTTTTTCTGCCGGTTCGGCAGGAAATGCTGGTGGTTCTGGTGGGGGTGGCGCCGGTGGTACTGGAGGTGTTCAAATTGCTGGAGGTGCAGGTAATACTCCACCCACAAGCCCTCCACAAGGTAATAATGGCGGGATTGGATATCATGCACCTGGTTCATATTTACATGGAGGTGGAGGCGGGGGTGCTGGTGCTGTAGGATCAAATTATAATGCAAGTGCTTCAGGTGGCGGCGGTGCTGGTGGAACAGGTGTAGCTTCTTCTATTTCAGGCCCATCACCCGTAACTAGAGCGGGTGGCGGAGGTGGAGGTGGTAATGCTGGACCCCCAGCTCCTGGCGGTGCAGGAGGAGGTGGTGCTGGTGGTGTAGCAGCTGCAGCTCTATCTGCTGGAACAGTAAACACCGGTGGAGGCGGAGGAGCCGCAGGACATAATAATAGCACAGGAGCCGCCGGCGGTTCAGGAATTGTAATTTTCAGATATGTTATGGAACAAACTAGTGATTCAGTTATTTATGATATAGATGGAAGCAACGGAGGACCAGTTTAGTGGGAATTAAACACAAAGCTAGACCACTCGGTTATCAATACCCGATAGGATTAAATACCCTCAATGTTGTAGGAACAGCAAATGCGGCCACAAACTCAACTGGTGGTACGCAAACAATAGATGGTACAAATGCTGTTCATGAATTTACATCTACTGCTAATTTTATACCAAGTTTTGCCATGACAGGTGCAGAATTTTTAATAATTGGAGGTGGTGGAGGCGGTGGTGCTGGAGGTGCCGGTGGAGGTGCAGGTGGATTTAGATTCACTTCGGGTCTTTCTTTAGTTAAAGACCAAGAATACAAGTTTACAATTGGTGCTGGCGGAGCTGCTGGCACCGGTGGTTCTAGTGCATTTAATCCTGGAACAAAAGGTACTGATTCATCTATTACATCACCATCACCTTTTACAGATATAGTTTCAACAGGCGGTGGTTACGGAGGATCAAGAGCAGTTGGAGGTGCTGGAGGTTCTGGTGGCGGAGCCGGTGGTTATCCTAATAATGCTTATGCAGGTGGAGCTGGAAATACCCCACCTACAAGTCCCCCACAAGGTAATAATGGCGGTCCTGGTCACTCTGATAATGCAACATGGACAACAGGAGGTGGTGGCGGCGGTGCTGGCGCCGTTGGTGGTGAAGCGCCAACTCCAGGTAGTGCAGGCGGAGCAGGAGGTGCTGGAACAACATCTTCTATTTCAGGTTCACCTGTAGCTAGAGCAGGTGGCGGAGGTGGAAGTGGAATAACAGGAGCAGGTAGACCTGGAGGAGCAGGAGGAGCTGGCGGCGGAGGTGCAGGTGCCGGAGGCGGCCCAGCTGGAACTGCTGGAACAGTAAATACCGGTGGAGGCGGTGGCGGTGGTTCAGATGGGGGTACAACAACAACGGGTGGTGCTGGTGGTTCTGGAGTAGGATATGCAAGATATACTTTCACAGTAGATTCACCAACTATTAAATATAGTATAGGCGGTGCAACGGGTGGACCTGTATCATAAATAAAAAAAAAGATTATAAATATATAATTAAAGGAGGAAAATTTAAAATGAATGTGGATGAGATAGCAAAAAATTTTACAGGACAATCCGGTCTTGGTTATGGTATAGATACAGCAATTAAGGCTTTAAGGCCTGAAGCTAAATTTGAAATGAGTGCAGGTGGTGGTAGTTTTAGTTTTCCTAAATGGGATGACCCACAAGGAAATCCTCCACCAACTAAAGATGAAATTATGGCAGAATTTGAAAGGCAAAAATCAGTAGCAGAATATTATCAATATGCTTATGATCGTTGTCACCATTATCCTGATGGATTTCAACAGTTAGATATGCTATGGCACGCTGTAAATAATGGTCAAGATTTAAAAGAATCAGACTGGTTTAAATCAATAGATGAAGTAAAGAAAAAGTTTCCAAAACCTGAAGGTAACCCACCTCCAGAATTAAATTTAGAGGAATAAATGAGTCTAACTAGAATTGTAGGTAATTCAATTGCACAAGGAGCTATATCTGGCGAAGGTTTTGCTGATGGCGGTATACCAACTGCTAAATTAGCCACTCAAGCCGGTGTTTCAGCCGGCGATTATGGTAGTGCTGGTAATATACCATCTATCACAATTGATAGTCGAGGTGTGGTAACAAGAGTTGCTAATGTTACAGTTGAAGTTGCTGAAGCAGGATTCAATCCATTCTTACTAGCGGGTATGTAAAAACTAACTCCTGGTTTGACTAAATAGTCCTAAAACAGGAGAACGAGATCGCTACTTATACTGAGCTCTTCATAGAGCAATACGCAAATTTTTCAAACACAATTCATGTAAAAGATAACGCAGGCGCAAACATAAACTTGTTCGGCTACTCGGCTAATTCTGAGCTCAGAAAATCACCATACTCCGCCTCTGCAAATGCTTTTACTGCCACAATTACTGGTAATGCAAATGGTCAAGTAACAATCACCATGTCACCAACCACAACTGCAAATCTTAGAGCAGGTCGATACTTGTATGATGTTCTAGTAACTTCATCAAGTGGTAATAAAATAAGAGCAGTTGAAGGTATTGTAAATGTATTACCAGGTGTAACAAGGATATAATATGCCAGAATATACGAGAGGATATGGAGGTAAACCAACTACAAGACAATCATTTAAAGATTATTGTTTAAGAAGATTGGGTTTTCCTGTAATAGAAATAAATGTAGATGATGACCAAATAGAAGATCGAATTGATGATGCTCTTCAATATTTTCACGACTACCATTTTGATGGTGTTGAAAAAATATTCATGAAACATCAAGTTACTCAAGAAGATATTGAGAGAAAATGGATTTATGCTCCTGATGCGGTAATATTTGTGAATGGTGTTTTTCCTTTTGATGATTCTAACTCATCAATCAATATGTTTGACTTGAGATATCAATTGAGATTGCATGACTTATATGACTTCACATCTGTTTCTTATGTTTCATATGAGATTACAATGCAACATATTAGAACTCTTAATTTATTATTTTCAGGCACACCACAATTTAGATTTAATCGACATCAAAATAAATTATTTTTAGATGTTGATTGGACTAGAGATTTAAAAGTTGGTGAATATGTAATTGTAGAGTGTTATCGTAAATTACAACCAGATACAATTAATATATCTGGCTCAGCTGCAATCACAAGTGATGCAAATGTACTTACAGGCACAAGCACAACTTTTGACCAACAATTGATTGAAAATGATTTTATAACTTTAACAAATAATTCGGACGCAGCTGATACAGTAGAAGTTCAAATCAAACAAATAAATTCACCCACAGTAATTACTTTAAGAAGTAATCCAGGAAAAACTATGACAAGTGCATCTATTACACAGGCAGGATTTTCTGATGTGTGGGATGATAGATTTTTAAAAAAATATACAACAGCTCTCATAAAATACCAATGGGGTTCTAATTTATCAAAATTTGCCGGCGTTCAAATGCCGGGCGGTGTTACACTTGATGGCCCTAGAATTATGGAAGAAGCAAAAGCAGAAATAGATAAGATAGAAGAGGAGATGCAAGTCTTGAATGTGTTGCCAAATGAAATTTACATGGGATAATTGATGGCAACTAATCAGTATTTTAACCCTTTTCCAGCCAATCAAATAACAAGTGAACAACTTTTAGTTGAAGATTTAGTCATTGAGTCCATGAAAATATATGGCATGGATGTTTTGTATTTACCAAGAACAAGTGGTGATAAAATTGATTTTCTTTTTGGTGAAGATACACTTAAAGAATACACTAAAACATTTTCACTTGAAATGTATCTTGAAAATATACAAGGTATGGAGGGTGAAGGTGATTATATTTCCAAATTTGGTCTTGAAATTAGAGATGAAATAACACTTTTAGTTTCTCGTAAAAGATTTGTACATACTGTAAGAGAAGAATCTACCAGTCTTGTAAGACCAAGAGAGGGTGATTTAATTTATGTACCTCTTACAGATGCTTTCTTTGAAATAACTTTTGTAGAACATGAAAACGATCAAGCTATGTTTTATACTTTAGGGCGTGGTCGTGGTGCAAATGTTTATTTGTTCGCATTGAAGTTGAAGAAATTTGTATTTTCTAATGAACTTATATCAACTGGTAATCCTACAATTGATGATAAGATAAATGATTACTACCCAAGAACAAGAATTACATTATCTGGTGATGGTCAACGTCAATATGTACAAAATGAAATAGTATTTCAAGGAGCTAATCTTGCATTATCAACAGCACAAGCTGTTGTTCATACTTTTGTACCAAATACACATATAGATGTAATTAGAGTTCAAGGTACATTTACGTCATCAAACATAATTGGTAATACATCAAACGCAGTATTTACAGTTTCTACTGCTGATGATACTGCAACAATGAATACTGCCTTTGAAGATACCTTTGATAATCTAAGAATAGAAGCTGGTGGTGATGGTATACTAGACTTTAGTGAAACAAATCCGTTTGGTGAGGCATAATGTTAGGTAACGCACAATTTTATAATAGAACAATCAGAAAAATTGTTGTCGCTTTTGGCACAGTTTTTAATGATATTATCTTACAAAGATATAAGTCGGATGGTACAACTAAACAAACTTTATTTAAAGTACCACTTTCTTATGGTGCAAAAGAAAAATATCTTACAAGAATCACAGCAGACCCAACACTCACAAAAGCTGTACAAACAGTAATACCTCGTATTTCATTTGAGATGGTAAGTATGACGTATGATACAAGTAGAAAATTAAATACACTTACACAAAATTTTGCAGCTAATACTTCTACATCCATAAAAACACAATACAGACCTATACCATACAATTTTGATTTTAATTTATCAATTTATGTAAGAAATACAGAAGATGGTACACAAATATTAGAACAGATATTACCTTTTTTTACACCAGATTTTACAGTAACAGTAAACTTTATACCTGAAATGAATCAAAAGTATGATATGCCAATTGTTTTAAATTCAGTACAATCAACAGTTGATTATGAAGGTGATATGATGTCAACTAGATTGATTATGTGGGATTTACAATTTACTGCAAAGAGTTATATTTGGCCACCAGTTAAATCAGGTAAATATATACGACAAGCAAATACTAATATTTACATTGAGAGTCAAGTAAAATCTGCACAAAGAGTGACCTCTGATTTCAGGCCTGACATCCCAGATAGACTTTTACTAGAAGGTGAAACAATCCGTGTCGCAGCCAGAGATGTAATAGGTACTGTAAAACAATTCTCTAATGTTGCTAATGCTACGTTGGTTGCATCAGGACTAAATAAATTATTAGAAGCTGGTGACATTGTAACAGGTGATACATCAAATGCAACTATAACGATTCGGTCAGTTGAAAGTGACCCATTAAAGGCTGCAGAAATAGTATTAACACCTAATCCAGCTAGTGCTGACCCAGATGATGAGTTTGGTTTTGCAACCAGTATAACTGAATATCCAGATACATTACTATGAAAAATGAGAAACTATCTAAACTATTAAATATTGAACCCATAGAAGTAGACAATACTGAAATAGTACCAATTGAACCTGAGAAACAAGTTGAGAATGATGCTCAATTTGCTCGAGAAAATATCCGTGGACTCATCAATAAAGGTGACTCAGCTCTTGATAGTCTTTTGAGAGTTGCAAAAGAATCTGAACACCCTAGAGCCTTTGAAGTTGTAGCACAAACTCTTAAAAACTTAGGTGAACTCAATAAAGATTTACTTGAGATACAAAAGAGAAAACAAGATTTAGAACCTAAAAAATCTACAAATGAAATCAATGTTGATAAAGCTGTATTTGTAGGTTCTACAAACGATCTTGTGAAAATGTTAAAAGGCAAGAAAGATGTCAACTGAAGGTTATCTTGGTAATGAAAGACTAAAAAAAACTGGCGTTGAAATACCTTTTACTCAAGAAGAAGCAAAAGAGATATTAAAATGTTCAGAAGATCCAATATACTTTATTAAGAAATATGTAAAGATTGTCAACGTAGACTTAGGTATTGTTGATTTTGATATGTGGCCATTTCAAGAAGAAATGGTAGATGGTTTTCATAAGAATCGTTTTTCAATATGTAAAATGCCACGACAAGTTGGTAAGACAACTACGACTGTAGGTTATATGTTATGGGCTGTTTTATTTAATCCTGATTATACAGTTGGTATTCTCGCAAATAAAGGTCAACTTGCAAGAGAAATACTTGGTCGTTTACAAAGAGCATATGAGTATCTACCTTTATGGTTACAACAAGGTATTATAACTTGGAACAAAGGTAATATAGAATTAGAAAATGGTTCTAAAATATATGCCTATGCAACATCTAATTCAGGTGTTCGAGGTGGTACTTACAACTTAATATTCCTTGATGAGTTTGCTTTCGTGCCTCATAATATGGCACAAGAATTTTTTACTGCTACATACCCTGTAATATCATCAGGTAAAACAACAAAAGTAATCATTGTTTCTACACCAAATGGTCTTAATTTATTCTACAAAATGTGGATTGATGCGATAGAAAAAAGATCATCTTATACACCAATAGAAGTACATTGGTCTATGGTACCAGGTCGTGATGAGGACTGGAAAAAAGAAACAATACGAAATACATCAGAAGAACAATTTAGACAAGAGTTTGAAACTGAGTTTATAGGTTCATCAGCCACACTTATATCTGGTTCTAAACTACGTTCACTTGCGTTTTTTAACCCAATTAGTACAATTGACCAACTTGATATGTATGAAGAACCAAAAGAAGGTCATGTTTACATAGCTACAGTTGATTGTTCAGAGGGTGTCGGTCAAGACTATTCGGCCATAAATATTATAGATGCAACACAAACACCTTATAAACAAGTTGCAAAATATAGAGCAAATGATTTACCTTTATTGTTTTTTCCAAATATTATATATTCAATTGGTATGAAATACAATGAGGCATATATTTTAATTGAAACGAATAACATTGGTCAACAAGTTGTTGACATTTTACATTATGATTTAGAGTATGAAAACATTTATAAGATAGACCAGCATCACATAAAAGGTCAAACAATATCAGGAGGTTTCAGAAGAAATGCCTCCTTCGGTATTAAAACTACAAAATCTGTAAAGAAAATTGGTTGTGCAAACTTAAAAACACTTATTGAAACTGATAAGTTAATCTTAGTTGACTTTGATACGATAGCAGAACTTAACTCATTTGTTCGTGTTCGTGATTCATATGCAGCTGAAGAGGGTAATTATGATGATTTGGCTATGGGGCTTGTATTATTTGGTTGGTTAACAGCACAAGCTTACTTTAAAGATTCTACAAATGTTGATGTAAGGTCAATTTTACTCAAAGAACAAAGTCTTTTAATCGAAGAAAGTTTAACTCCTGTTGGTATTATAGATGATGGGCGACAAGAAGAGGTTATTATTGATGGTGAAGATGTTTGGAGTTCAAGTGGTGACATAAATACGAGATTTTGAAATCACTAAATAGAGAGTAAATGAGAATAAACAATCGTCTAGTCTAATATAAAGGAGAAATCCATGGCATTTCAGTTATCACCGGGAGTAAATGTATCTGAGATTGATCTCACTACTATTGTCCCATCAGTTGCCACTTCAATAGGGGCTCACGCTGGAATATTTGCATGGGGACCATCAAGTGAGGTAATCACAGTAGGTAATGAAGTTGAATTACAAGAAAGATTCGGTAATCCTGATTCAACAAACTTTGAATATTGGTTCACAGCGGCAAACTTTCTGGCTTATGGGAATAATTTAAAACTTGTAAGAGCAGTAAACAAAGATCATGGGACAGGAGCTTTAAATGCAGCTTCAAATACTGGTGGTGCTATCTTAATCGAAAATGATGACGATTATGATTTAAACCACGGCACAGCAGCTAATACTTCTGTTGGTCCTTTCGCAGCTAAGTATCCAGGCGCAAGAGGTAATTCACTAAGAATTTCTATCTGCCCAAGTGCAAACGCATTTTCACAAAATTTATCAGTTGGTACAGCTAACCAACAAATGAGAGCTAATGCAGTAAATATATTTGCTGGCGCTGGCGCTCAAAAGAATGTAATACCATTTAACTCACCAGCTAATACACGCCAACCATTTATCGCAAGAGATAAAGTTTCAATTGATGGTGGCACAACATACTTTGATGTTGTTTCTGCAAATAGTTTTTCAATAGTTTTAGCTCAAGACATGACAGCCAATATAGCTGGAGGTAATGCTATATTAAAGAAATGGCAATACCATGATGACTTTAAAGTTGCACCAGGAACATCTGATTATGTAGCCAATAAAGGTGGTTCAGGTGACGAAATGCACGTTATTGTTGTTGATGAAGATTCAGAGTTTACAGATGCAGCTAATACAATAGTAAATAAGTTTGCCTTTGTGTCTAAAGCTGTTGATGCAGTAACAGGAGCAGGCGATACAAACTTCTATAAAGAAGTAATCAATAGAACATCAGAATATGTATGGTGGACAGCACATCAAAATGGTGGTGCAAACTGGGGTAGTAGTTCTGCCACAGCATTTACAGAGGTACAGGTTCCATTTTCAGCTTCTTTTGTTCAAGGTGCTGATGGTACAACTTCAACTGCAAACGTAGTAACTGCATTTGATAATTTTGCAGATGCAGATTCAGTTGACGTATCACTTGTAATGACTGGTCCAGGCGACCAAACAATTGCT